CGATCCCTGTCCTTGCGCTATAGGAAAAGAAACCGGGATTTGTGGAAGCCGGCGAACCCCATGCAGAAAAGCTCTGGAAAAAAGATTTAATGGCGCGGTTGAGAGAGTCGAGTAAAACGGTTCCCTCAGAAGAATTGCTCCAGAATTCAAGGGTGAAGTGGGCACGGCCAGTATTCCCTTGGGCAGCTCCAGCGCCGTGAGCGAAGAGACTGGGCGAGCTGATGCGATTGAAGACGCCAGCCGTGAAGTTTGCGGTACTGGCGAAAGTGGCGAAGGTCTGCTGGGGAAGCTGCTTGTCGTAAATGGCAGGGTTATTGCCAGCATCAACGCCGAGCAGTGCAGTAACAGCTGCATCGGCGAGAAGCCCCTGGTAGAGAAGTTGCTCAAGGGATACACTCAAGCCACCTCCTTCAGCGCATCCATCACGCCGCCTTGTAGTGCTTGTAGCGCTTCAGCGCTTCCCTCGTCGAACGCCGGCCGCATGTAAGGCTCTGGCGGCTGGTGGTAGTGGCGCCCGAGAGAATCGACGCCGATGAAGCCCAACTCGATGCGGCGCGCGTACGGCGGCTCGAAGCCGTACTTGTTGCCGGCCGCTACAACAGGAGTAACCATCAACACTTGCTGCGTGTCGGTGTCGGCAACGGTTTCCGTGTGAATGCCATCGCGCAAACGTCCGGTGACCACTGGAGCGTTTTCTTTGGCGCGCCCTTCGAACACCGCGGCGCCGGCCGTCGCGCCGGCCTTAAGGCCACTTTGAGCCGCTTTGGTCCACGCCGCGAGCTTAGGCGCCAGATTGTTTTGCAGCGTCGCCGTGATCATAACGAGTACTCCCGCAGCGCCAGGCGCGTCATCGTCTGCTGCGAGTCCGACTCGACCGCCATGATCTCGTACGCCGTCCCGTTCACCACCGCTTGGTGTTCTTGCAGGATCTCCGGGTAGTAGCCGTCGAGCAGGACGTGATACTGCGTAAGCGTATCGAACTGTTGCGGCTCGCGCATCGTCGCCGATGGGTTGGGCATCGCCGGCCGCTGGATCGAGAACTGACACGCGATGTTGATCAGCCCCGTGATGTTCGTCCACGTTGAAAGGTTGGGCTGACCGGTTGCGCTCACGGTGTTGGTGCGCTGCTGGATCGTGGCGAGCGACGACAGCAAGCCCGTGGCGTAAGCCTGAGTGATGGCGCTGTCGATTGCTAGCTCTAATCCCTGGTACATTACGCACCGCTTTGCCTCTGGACCTGCTTCCAAAATCGGTCGCGGTAGCTGAAGTAGTCGTTACACCATTCGACGATCATCACTGCACCGCTGTTGTCGTCCATCTCTTCCCAGGCGTCGGCCTGAGCATTCAGCGCCGTCGCTGCCTTCGAAGCGTCGAGCTTCACATCGAGTAACTGTTGCACCGCAGCGAGCTTGGCCTGGTTTGCCGCCATCGCTCGCAGGAGCATTGCCGCTAGGCGGAAGTAATTCGGCGGCGATCCCTGAATCGTCTGACCAGCAGGCGGCGAATAATACTGAAGCGACTGGAACACGCTTTGCTGGATCTGCGCGAACATTAGGATTTCCTGGTCGCTGAAGATGTAAACCGGTTGGCCTGCGGCGTTGAACTCGACGGTGTCGGCGATCATGCCGCGCGGGAAGTCGATGGGCGGATTCAACGTTGGCGGCGAAGCTGCTGGACCGTAGCTGAAGCTTCCCATGATGATCAGCAAGAGCGCTGCGCGCCCATTCCCCCTAAGACTGAACGCGCCCCGCATCGAGAGTCTGGTTAGACCCCCAAACCAGTCGAACCGACAACCGAGCGGCCGTCGATCTGCGTGCCGCCAAACACGCCGACAATTTTCATGTCCTGGTCCATCGAATAGAAGTCGCCCATCATGGCGTCCACGCCGCCACCCATCCGCTGCGTGTTGGGCAGCTTCGTGTAGATCTGCGGCACTTCGTAGCCGTTGAGGAAGCCCACTTCGACGCAAGGACGGTTCTGAGCGTTCGGGTCCACCACGATCTCCCAGCAGGTGTTCTGCGACGAGCTGGTGTTGACGATCGGGATGTACGGGTCGAGGATCGGAACCATGTTTTTGATCGCCCAGTTGTTGGTCTGCAAGAACTGAGCCGGGAAGCCTTGGGTGTTGCCCGTGCCGCCTTCCACCTGAATCCAGTTCGAAATCTGGTTCATCAGGTTTTTCGCGGTGGCTTCGTACGCAGGCCCGTAGACCAGGTACATGGTGCCAGTGACCAAGATCGGATCGCCGCCAGAGTCGCGCATGCCGGCGATGACTTTGAGCGCGTCCTGCACTCCTTGAATCGAGAGCGCCGGATTGTTCGACGCGGCGCCGTTGGCCTTGTTCACGATGTTGCGATAGCCGGTCGTAAACAGGCTGGTGTTGAGGCCCGAGGCCTGGAAGAACAGCCCCGTGATGAACTTGCTGATGCCGCGGTTGCCGGCGATCGCGAGGCGATTCGACAAGTCGCGGAAGATGCCCAGGTCGTCATTGACGAAGGCGCGCCAGTTGACCGAAGTCATCGCCTGATAAAGCTCTGGCTGATACTGGATTGGCGCGGTGCTGGTCGCGGGCGAGCCGTCCTGCGGGTTGGGACCGATCAGCGCGCGCTGTGGTGGCGGCGCCGCAGCGTCCATCGAAACGAACGGCGTAACGACGCCGTCGAGCAGGAAGCGCGAGACCAGACGGAAATCGCGCAGCGAGTGGATCTTCACCAGCGGCTTGTTGACGATTGGGTAGGCGTTGTAGAAGCCGTAGTACATGCGGTCAAGCACGTCCACGTAAAGCGCCTGGTAGTCGGTGACCGACATCGTTTCTCGCAATCCCAGGTAACGGCCGCCAGGATCGCCATAGATGCCGGGATAGTGCTTCGCCAGGTGCTCGACGAAAAGCTCGTTAGACGGGAAGATGGCTTCCTTGAGGAAGACAGGATCGAGCCGGCCGGCCATCACGTCGTTATAGAGCCGCGCGGCTTCAAGCACCTTGCGGGCGTTTTGCCGTGAGCGGCCGAAACGGTCGAGCGAGCGGTGCTCCAGCACGCGCTGTTCAGTCGGCCGGAAAGCCCCCGTGCCATGCGAGAGAACTTGCTGGCCGCCCGCGTACAGCTCGCCAGAACGGCCGATGTCTTGAATATTCATGGTTCGTTACGCTCCGTTTGGCAGCAACACGCCTGCCGCAGTGTTGGTCACACCCGAAAGGATCGAGCCCGCATTCACCGAATTGTCGGGATCGAGGTAGCCAAAGAAAATACCCGACGTGTTGGCGTCGAGCGCGCCGATGATGACCACATTGGTCGTCGGATCGGTTGAAACGGTGTTGGCGTAGATCTTGTCGCCAAGGTTGATCTGGTGACCAGAGGTGGGCGACTCGGCCGATTGCCCGATGACGGTCAGGTTGAACGTTCCACCGATCAGAAACGTTGTGCCGCCGACGTTGGCCTGGTAGTTGTCGAGCGCGACGGCGGGGATCGAGCCGAGTAATACCGGCTGTCCGGCTACGATCGTCGAAGGGCACAGCGCAAAGCGCCGGCTGGTGGGCGTGCCTGTGAGAGCTTGGTTAGTCATGTTAGGCTACTTCCCTCCCGCGAGCTGCATACTTCGCGGCGTCGGACGGCAAGCCTAGCTCTTCGAAGATGCCGCGAGCTTCGCGGCGTGCTTCCTTCAGAGCCTTCTTGTCTTCCTTCTCGCGCTTGCGCGATTCCTTGAGCTCGGTTTCGGTCGGCGCGTTGCCCATGTTGATCACGCGGCCGCCGCCATTCATCGAGCTGAGCAGGGCGCCCACCGCCTTCATTTCGGTGTTGACGGCTTCGGTGAAGCGTCGCTCGTCGAGTTCGCCGTTGATGATGGGCAGCTGCGAGCCGTCGCCGATGGCCTTGGCCAGAATGTACTGCTTGGCTTCAGGCGTGAGCGCGATCGTCTCCATGAGACGGATGCCCAGATTGGTTGCGTCGGATACCAGTAGCCGCTCGCGCAGCGGCGCCGTCGCCTGCCGGGTTGCCTTGGCTACCGCCGACTCGACGAGTCGGGTTACTTCCTCAGCTGTCATACTCTCCACCTCTTGGTTAGAATTGGCGGATCTGGCCGCCTCTTTCAAAATCATTCCGCCTGCACCAGCGCGGGTTACCACATCAACGCTTTCGGCCGAAGTCAGCTCGGTCAAAACAGGAAGGCCGTTCTTGCGCGTGCCGCTTTCGGCTTTGCCGGAAGCTCGGATCGACATGCCGACGTGCGGCGCTTTCTCTTCGACCGTCTGCGCGTGATCGGCGAATACCTTCATCCGGCCGTACAAGCCAGGGCCTTGCGGATGCGACTCGTGGTAGACGGCGTCCGTGGTCAACACGCCGGCCAGGTTCTTTACGTCGCCCTCTGGCCGCGACGCTTCCTCGGCCGCCGTTGGATGATTGAGGTACACATTCGTGCCGGCTTTGAAGACCTTCGGCCCGTCGCGCTGCAACACTTCCTTGGGATAGAAAGCGGAACTGCCAGGACCAGGCGCGATTAGCTTGATCGGATAGTCGGCTTTGGCTTCCTTCAGCACGATGCGTTCAAGCGAAGCGACGCTGGTCTCACAGAGCCGCAGCGTGTCGTCGGCGAAACGGAACTTCAAGCCCTCCGACGTGTTGCTGTTGTCGTCGGAATTCGACGACTCGGCTCCGCCCTGCCATGCCTTCGGAAGGTACTTCGCCCAGCCTTTCTTTTTGGCGATCGCGATGATGTTCTTCTTGAGCGAACTCGTTCCGAGATTGTCGGAACCGGCGCGGCCCATGGATCGCACGGCGGCCATCACGTCGCCAGGTTTCAGGATCGGAAAGCTCTTGCCCTTGCCGGCGAAGCTGCCAGCGTCGGCGGCGTCGCGTTCCGACTTCGAGATGAAGCGCTCGTAGACCGGAATCGACGTGTAGAGCTTGGCGCGTACCAGTGATTCCAGAAAAGCGTGCGAGGCCTCGCGAGCCGCGCGCGTGATGCGGCGCGATTCCGTCGATACCATGCTGTCGTCGTCGTCGGCTTCCTCTTCGTAGGTAGTGCGGGGCACAACGTTGGTTTTCGAATCTTCGTCGATCTCAGCAGTGCGCTTGCCGTTGGTGGTGCCGAGCGAGTAGGGAGCTTTGTAGGTCTGAACCGATCCAGATTTCGGATCGTGCTGGTTATAGACCACGTCTCCAGACTGGTCGTCGCCGAACACGTCGCATACGCAGCACTGGCCGGGATGCATGTCGTCGAGCTGGTCAGAAAGCGATTTCTTGATGTCGTCGTGCGAGAGCGGATCGGACGCAGCTTCGAAGATCGCGACGCCAAAGTGTCGGTTGGCTACTGGGATCGAGGCAAGCACTTCCGAGAGCAGCATAGGCTTTTCAGCATGCTAGCCGCTACGGGTTGCGTGGGACCAGAGAGATTACGTAAGATCTAGTGAATGCTATGCCCTAAGTGCAAGTTACGCCAGGGTCGCGGGTTGGATGGCGCGCAGCGATACTGTTCGGAGTGCCACGCCCAGTACATGCGCGATTATCGGGTAACCTCGACGCGCAAGAAGCTCGACAGGGTCTATAAGTGCGGCTTCGAAGCTCTGCGCTTCGACTTGATGAAAACCTTCCAGCGGATCGGTAAGGGCGAGATGAACGGCTACACGGCGGCCGAGATTGTGAAAAACACCACAATGGTTCCACGGGGAACATAGTCACGTAAAACCCTACTGAGCGACTGGCGTCGGCGTTACCGGGTTTCCGTTGATCTCGATCCCACCGTTGGCACCAGGCGCCAGCACTGGAAACACGCAGGTATTGAGATCTGAAGTCGTCACGAACACCCACCCGGGAAGGCAGGAATCAAAACGACCCCGTCGTCGCGGCCCCTCCGTTGACGCTCACGCTGTAGGAAATTGCTCCCAGCGTCGCGGCTTGCGTGAACGTGCCGGCGATCACGTCGGTGGTGCCGAACGACATCGACCAGGCGACGACAGCGGAGACGGCGTTGAGGCTCAGCGACGTGGTTCCCACCACCGTGCCGCTCTTGGTGCAGGCGACGTTGACGGCCGTCTTGCCGGCGTTGGCCTGCATGTTGCAGACCAACGTCGTCGCCGTCGCGATCACGGTGGACGAAGCCGAAGCCGGGATGACGGTCACGCCCGCAGCTTCCGCGGCGAGGCTGGCGATCAGCAGAACAGCAATCGAAAATAGTAGTTTCATCAGTACTCCCAAGCTACCGAAAGAGCGACGCCGGCAGGAACGTAGACGTTGACGTTGCCCAGCGTGTTTTGTCCCTGGTCACCCACCCAGGGCAAGGTCAGCGTGCCAGGCGTCGCCGCCGCCGCTAGGATCGGCATCCCTCGCGTCGCGCTGGTGAACTCGTCACCCACGCGCACGGTGCCGGCTCCGGTTGCGATCAGGATGAGCGACCGGTACAACGGCGGCGAAGTGTAGCCCTCATCAGCCGCGTATGCGCCCAAGTTGACCAGGTCGTCGCCGGCCGGGATGTCGGGTGGAGTGTGCCAAGCCATGCGCGGATTGTATCACGCTAGCCGTGGAAGTGGTAAAGCCCGCTCTTGTCGATCAGGATGCTCAGCAGAATGATTATCAGGATCGCGCCGCAGATCCAGAAAACCGGCTGCGGCATTTTGAAGTAAGTGCAAAGCGCGAATAGCCCGTAAGCGGCTACCGCGAACAAGACCACCAGCACAAGCAAGCTCAGTAGTGGGTCCATGGCTCAAGTCTACTCCTCTTCGCTGTCGGCTATACGGTACACTTCCGAGCAATCGCAGTTTGGATGCGCGGGTGGCTCGAAGTCGCCAGAGCCGTGCGGCTCATCGTTATCGATCCATCCTTCGTCGGCGTTGGCCTGGCAGATCGGGCAACCTTCCGCGCCGATGTCCCACCGCTTCTCTACCTGGTGGCCGGCGTCGGCCGCTTCCTGCGCCGTGCTGTTTCCGCCCGCGTGGTAGCCATCCGACACCGCATGCAGCGCCACGGTGTCAGCGCGGCTCAACTTGTCCTCGGTCGGGTCGCTGAAATCGTCGAACATCTTGCCGATCACGACGGCGGCACCCGCGAGCGTGAACGAGTCGCCCATGTCCTTCAGCGCGTTATGCGCTCGCTCGACGGTGGTGTCGTCGAGAAAGTCTTCGAGTTCGCCGCCCTCGCGATCCATCAGCGAAGGCTCAGGCTTTGGAAGTACTGGCTTCTTAGGATCGGCTTCGACAGCTTGCACCGCGCCGCTGAAGTCAACCCCGAGCTGGCCGGCCGCGTGCTGCGCGCCTTGGCTGAATGCTGCGCTCTTGACCTTCGAGTGTTGCTTCGAAAACTTTGGATCTCGAAAAGGGATCACTTGCGCGAGCATCGCCTGGGTCGAAGTAAGGTCGGCCGACAGATCGTGCTTTCGTAGCGCCTTGAGCGCCCGTTTCTTCTGCCGCTGCCATCTCGCCGACACTGCGGCGCGCATCTGGTTTCTGAGTGGCAACACGACGGCTTGCCTGGTCGCAGCCATCAGATTTTCGGCGAGTGCCAGCGACTCGCGCGCCGTCTCCAGGATGTTCTCAACCTTCTTCGGGTTGACGCCTATGATGTGCGCGCCGAGCTTGGGAGTAACGAACCAACGGAAGCGCGACGCGTCGGTGTTGATGTAGGCTATCGCACCGTGCTCGAAGTACCACCCTTCGTCCACGAAGTTCACAGCGACGGCCGCCAGGATCAGTTGAATCAGCGGGCCATGTGTGACAACCAGAACCTTCTTCGCGTCGCCGGCGAGCGCCGCGATTGAGTTCAGCGCGCCAGTCGAGTCCTGTGGTCCCGTCGTTGGGTGCAGCCATGGCGTCGTTTTTAGCGGGGTATCCTTGCGCTGCATGATCAGTGCGGTTTCTTCGGCGCGCGTGAAGTCGGACGAGATGATCACATCCGGCTTGACGCCAGCGCGCTTCAGAAACTTTCGCATCACGCGGGCCTGCTTGACGCCAACCGGATCGAGCGGCGTGTCAGGCGGTTTCGGGATGCCTGGTGGGATCGGCACCGCACAATGGCGCATCAGGTATAACTTCATGCCGTCTTCCGCTTTGACCCAGAGCGCCCGCGCGTGTACATTCGCAGCTCGACGCCAGCTCGACGTAAAGCGATGTCCACCGCTGTGCGGTGAGCGCCGAACTGATCGGCAATCTGGGCGCAAGACATATTCCCCAAAGTGTACATCTTCGCGAGCACGGCGACAGGCGGAAGTTTTTGGTATTTCAATCTGGTGAAACGCTGGGAG